AAAAGCGGCTCTGATCTTACTGCGTCAGGAGATACTGTCACAGTTCCAGCAGGATATTATTCGTCAAGTGCTACAAAGGCGGTGTCAAGCGGCAGCGCAACAGCACCTGCTACCATAAGTGGCACAAGTGCATCGGTTTCGACTGGCACGAACACTCTGACACTATCCAAGACAGTTAGCGTAACACCTACTGTATCTGCCGGATATGTAGCATCAGGCACAGCAGGCAACTCGTCAGTATCACTCACGGCAAGCGTGACGACTAAAGGTGCGACTACTTACACACCGACCACGAGCAATCAGGAGATAGCAAGTGGCACATACCTGACGGGAAAGCAGACGATAAGCGGTGATGCAAATCTTCTCGCATCCAATATAAAGAGCGGAGTCACCATCTTCGGAGTAAGCGGATCATTATCAGCAGCGACAGTAAGTCAGGATAGTCAGACTAAAGTTCTGACCATCAGTTAGGAGGGGAATATGGCACAGGAAGTATTGATAGCAGGTGCGCTTTTCAGCGATGTGCCATATATCTCCGTACCTGACAGCAACAACAATTATCATCCGTTCATGGACACAAGCGATGCAAATGCCACGGCCGGAGATATTGCTTCAGGAAAAACGGCATACGTTAACGGAGTCAAATTGACAGGTACGGGTTCTGGCGGTGGTGGTGGTTATGTCACACAGGACGCTAACGGCTATATCATCCTTCCGTCAACAGGCGGTGGAGGTGGCGGTGCTACACAGCATAACATTTATCTGGAATTTTCGGATTCGTCTGATACCGACATCGATGTATATTACGATGATTCGCTTATTGGAACGATGATAACAGCCTACGAGCCAGCAACTTGGACGTATAACAGTAAGACCGTAACACTTGCACAGCTTGATAATGTGACTTGGTACAACAAACAGTCTATCCCTCTCAATGTAGAGCTTATTGATTATACCGCCTGCCTTGATGACTACGCTATAAGCTCAAGCGGACAGGCAGTATCGACACAGTGGTATGTGGCATCTGATTATACAGAAATCGAAAGCGGCATGACGTTCAGCTTTAAGGGGTGCAGATGGTACTATCTTGCTTATTATGACAGCTCGCAGTCGTTCATATCGAGCTCATACATCGATAACATTTCGTCACCTGATCCAAGCGATTCCAACGTGGGCGTAGGCACTTTAAGCACAGGCATTCCGTCAAATGCAAAGTACATCCGCATTACAGGCACAGGTGCGATGAGTTCAAGGCTGTCACTTATCAGAACAGCATAGGAGGTGATTTCATGGCAACAGATACATTAGAAATCTTCGGAACTGAATACACGGGTGTCACAGGTATCAAGGCTACAGACAGCAACAGCGGAACGAAGACCTATATCCGACCGCAAGGGACAGTTACCATATCAGCAAGCGGAAATACAGATGTAACTGCATACGCTACGGCATCAGTATCCGCAGGTACGGCAGGTACTCCGACAGCTACGAAGGGTACAGTAAGCAACCATAGCGTCAGCGTAACACCGAGCGTTACAAATTCCACAGGATGGATAACAGGCTCGACCAAAACGGGGACAGCCGTTACTGTATCAGCTTCGGAACTTGTCAGCGGCAGCGACACAAAGACCGCTAATGGTACATACGATGTCACCAACCTTGCGCAGATAGTTGTAAGTGTAAGTGGTGGAGGCGGTGCATCGAATGTTGTTCAAGGCACATTCACAACTGGCTCAACAACACACACAACAGGAACATTTTCGGTCAACTACACAGGAAGCGGCTACCCTATAGCAATGCTGGCTTATGTTGATGGCGGTGCATACAATGACACTTCAAGCGGGAATACAACTTGGTACAACTCGGTCAACAGATACGATGTCGGTATGTATGCTATGACAAAGGCTCGTATAACGTCCGCCCCATCATACTCAACTGGTGCGGATAACTATGGTGTAGCGGCGGTCATCTACAAAAACAGCACAAGTGATCCAACTGTTTACACAAGAACATCGAGCATGACCAACAACACTTTTGCAACTTCGTCAAGTACGCCATCGTCAGGAGCAACCTGCATCAAGTTTTTGGGCAGCGGCACGAACGTAGGCTACTATATCGGTGGCAGAACTTCATCGAGGATCGGTTTTGCTCCGTCTACGAAGTATGCATATATTGTCATCTATTCATCATGAGAAAGGAGCATAAATGATTTCAGCAAAGAAAATGCTTTATAAAGTTGTGGAGAGGATCGCCACGGTCACGGTCAAGGCAAAAGGTACGATAGTCGGATACGCGCCGTCAGATGTCACCATTACGTCGGGAACATCATGGCAGGAACTGTGCAGTATCACGCTGCCAGCCGGCGTGTGGATGGTGAGTATTTGCGCACAGTTTCCAAACAACGCTACTGGCGCAAGAGCCATCACGCTCGGCACGGCAACAGCTTCTGCTGGAACGGCGATAAGGACAATGAGAACTCAGGCGGCGAATGGCTCAATAACCACATTAACGCTGACCGTACCAGCCGAGGGCGGCTCTACATATTACCTTAACTGTTATCAGACAAGTGGCTCAAGCTTGTCTGTATCGCCAAGATACACAGCAGTAAAAATCGGCGATTCTATTAGTTATGCATAGGGGGGGTGATCTAATTGAATTTTGGGACTAAACTCAGAACAGTACTCGTAATCGCAACGTGCTTCAACACAGCGTTGCTCGCAACGGACGTAGCACAGTTCGACAATCCAACTCTTAACCTTATATATAAGGTGCTGTCGGTAGTGGCGAACTTCGTCATAGTCTTCTGTGCAACGTGGTTCAACAACGACTATACCGAAGCAGCTGCCTACGGCACGGGAATCACAAGACAGATCAAAGCAGAGATGTCTGATGAGTATGTCGGCGAGAGATTCTTCGTGGATGCTGACGGCGAGCCGGTAGAAGCGATGTTCCCGGAGGACGAAGCTACGTTCGATGAGGACGAGGCTGATTTTGAGGAAGAGGGTGATGTCGTTGAATCCTAATATGTTTTCACAGACAGATACGAGATGGAGGCATTTAAAATATCCGAAGGGTGGGTATACTGTTGGCAACTCTGGCTGCGGACTTCTCGCTGTGACTCACCTGCTTATTGAACAGGATAAATATAAGGATGCTGACCCAAGAACATTTTGGAAGTACATGAAACAGTATGCGACTTGCGGCAACGGCACTAAATGGGCAGGCATTACCAACGGTTTGAAGCACTTTGGTTATAAGGACGCTCATCAGGTAAGTTGTAAATATAACAAGTCCGCAGTTTTTAAAGAATTTGATAAAGGAAATAAAATGGGGGGTGCACGAGTACTAAAGGGAAAGGCTCCTGACGGGACCGTGTGGACAGCCGGTGGCCATTACATTTCTTTCATCGATTACAGAGTCGATAAAAACGGCAGGCACTGGTTCTATGTTAAGGACAGTGGCGGACATCACAGAAGGGGGTGGTACTGCGTGGAGAAGAGCATGGGTACAAGGCTTCAGGATGTGTGGCCGGTCACAAGGCTCAATCCTGCACCGAAGCCAAAACCATATGTTCCGAAGAAGATCAAAGTAGATGGCGTATGGGGCAAGGTCACAACGAGGCTGACTCAGTACGTGCTGAAAGTCGTTATAGACGGCGCTATGGGCAAGCAGACCACCAAAGCCGTCCAGAAGCTTGTCGGTGTCACAGCAGATGGCATATGGGGCAAGAAGACTACGAAGGGTGTTCAGAAATTCCTCAATGCTAAGATCAATGCCGAACTCAAAGTTGATGGTGTCATGGGCAAGAAGACTATCAAAGCATGGCAGACATGGCTCAACACGAATGTAAAGTGAGGTGAGGTAAAATGGTAACAGCGGTGATCGGTGCTATAAGCACCATTATCGGAGCAATCATCAGCGGTCTTGTCGCTGTGAGCGTAGCAACTAAACAGCACAACAAGACTATGGCTCTAATCGAATACCGGCTTGCTGAACTTGAGAAAAAGGTGGATAAGCACAACAACTTAGTCGAGCGGATGTATGCCGTTGAAACAAAACTTGAACTTGTAAGGAGCCACAATGGATAACAACGTACCGTATGTAGTATTCGAGGGGGAGCAGGCAAGGCATGAGCGTACGGTCAGGCGACTTATCATCGCCCTGGTAGTATGCGTCTTCCTAATCTTCGCAAGCAACGCTGCATGGCTGTGGTTCTTCAATCAATTCGACATAACATCTGACGAGATAACTGTCGATGGTACTGAGCAGGGCAACGCAAACTATATCGGCGAATCGGGAGTGATAAACAATGGCGAAGATTAAACGTAAGAGAACGGAGTTCAGGAGCAAGAACCAAGATCCTGATAAGCCGAGGCGTAAGCTGGGACGCACAAGACTCACAGTAAACAAACAGCCCGTTGACCTGAGGAAGCTTGCTGCGCGGAGGACATTGGTTCCAAGACAATGAGGGATTATTCACGAAGCGAATTGACCGCAGCCATTAACGAATGGATAATCGGTGCTAATGCTCAACGGGATCGCGCTGTACTTAAAAGACGGCTTATCGATGGCATTACCTTCGAGGCTCTTGCAGAAGAGTTTGATATGTCACCACGACAAATCAAACGGATAGTGTACAAGTCTGAGGAGATTTTATTCAGGCACATATAAGTCACGATAGTGGCACATAAGAGGCACTCTGGCGACATCGCCAGGGTGCTTTTTTATTGCTAAATTTAGCGCACGAAGGGAGGTTTCAGGTATGGCATTCAAAGAATACAATCCAAATCCCACGGGCAGAAGAGTCGGGGATTGCGCAGTACGAGCGATTGCAAAAGCACTAAATATTGATTGGGAGTCGGCATACATACTGCTTGTTTCCAACGGCTTCTCGATGGGGGATATGCCGTCAGCTGACAGCGTATGGGGAGCAACACTAAGGCAGAAAGGGTTCTATCGAGAGAGCCTGCCTGAGTCCTGCCCTGATTGCTACAACGTCGTAGACTTCTGCATCGACCACCCAAAAGGCACATACGTCCTCGGCTTCGGTGGTCATGTAGCGACGGTCGTTGACGGCACTCTGTACGACTCATGGGATTCCTCTATGGAAAACCCACAATTCTATTGGTATCGCAAGGAGGGCAGAAACTATGGCATATAACAACTTCGGTTATCCGAACTACTCGTATTATCAGACACCACAGATACTTCCGCAGAACAATCCGACCCCTCAGAACCTTATATGGGTTCAGGGCGAAGCGGGAGCGAAGAGTTATCTCGTAGCACCGAACAGCACGGTCACTCTGTGGGATACGGAATCGCAGACGATATACATCAAGTCAGCCGATGCGAGCGGGATGCCTACGATGAAAGTGCTCGACTATTCGGTACGCAACGGCATGGCAGAAACGCACAAGATCCCGCCACAGAGCGGATTCGATTCCCCAATGCGCTACCAAAACAACCGTTGAAGCTTCAAGCTTCAGCGGTTTTTACTTTTTCAGCGAGTGCCTGAGAGGTGCCTCGCTTGAAAAACTTCTTATCGAGAGCATCAGCAATACCCCTCGATGAAGCGGTAGCGCCACCAAAGACATGGGTGTAGGTGTTGAAGGTGGTAGTGATTTGAGAGTGTCCGAGTTCAGCTGAGATCCTTGCGATGTCGATGCCCTCTGAATTGAGCATGGTAGCGAACGTATGCCGTAATCCATGCACCGATATGCGTGGCAGACCGTTGTTTCTTTCGACGATCTTGATGTGGTTCGTCATCGAGCATGGGTTCAGGGGCTGACCGAATCCATCCTGGATGAGCCAATCTGTGTGTGCATACTGAAGGGCGTGGTGCTCTTCGATGAGCAGGGCGATGTGCTTTGCTACAATGTCCGGCATGGCGAGTGTTCGTGTAGACCTTTCGGTCTTCGTGTCCTGAACGACCAGCTCGCCGTCCACACGATGCCGTGTTCTCGTGATGCTGATGGTACGGAACGGGATATTGATGTCTTCCTCTTTCAGGCCGAGCACCTCTGACCTACGCATACCGCACAGCAGACACAGTTCATATGCTACCTGCCAATCACGGCGCTCATCCTCAAGAGCCTGAATGAATCGGATGACCTCTGCTTCGGAGAATGTCTTGATCTCCGTCTTCTTCTTTTTAGGAAGCGAAGCATGGGTGCATGGATTCTTGGCAAGCTGACCCGTCCTGACCGCTCTCTCGTATGATGCATTGAGCAGGCCAAGGGTATTCGCTATTGTCTTGGTCGAATAACCATTGCCGTCCTTGCCCCCATTTTCAGCCATATCAGCGATAAATTCTTCGACTTGATAAGTTGTCAGGGAACGTGCCAAAACCCCCTCAAATCGAGAATTAATGCGCTTCTCGGCTACTGTGTATCCAAGTTCCGTAGTGCTCTTGATGCCGACTATCTTCCTATTCTTTATATAGGCAGCAACAAGTTCAGATACGGTGGTATCGATGAGAGGATTGTGCTTGACCTCGTCCTCGAACTGCCGATACATAGCCGGCACATCTCTCTTCTTCTGATAAGTTACGGTCTTCGTCCTTCGCTTTCGACCGCTGGGCGTAGTGATCGACACGATCAGCTTCGCCCTGTTGTTACCCAGGTATTCAATCATCTTCTCTCCTTTCCAGCATGGTGTCTATAATTCCCTCCAATAAGTGCCGTGACGATGGCGACAGCTTCTTTATCTTCTCTATAAGGATCATCTCGTCCTTAATGTAGTCGACCGATATTCCGTTCTTATCCATAATAATGTCCTCGTAGCCCATGAGGTAGGCGATAGGAACATTCAATGCATCAGCAAGCCTCTCCAACGCTCTCTGCTTTGGGAAGTATCTTCCTGACAGATATGAACTTAACGCTCCGGGATTGATGCCGGTTCTGTTGCACAGTTCAGTTTGCGTCAGCCCTGACGCACGGAATGCCTCATTCAATCTTCTTGTCCTGTTATCCATAACGCATCCCTTTCTACAGTTATAGTGTGTACCTATACTATACTATGCCCTTTCCGAAAAGTAAATATAATTTTTAGAAATACAAAACAAACCCTTGACAAATATTAAGGTTCGGAGTAGAATTTAGAAAACTAAAGAGAGGAGGAACCCAATGGATTACGATTACAGTAAGCTGAACGGCAAGATCAAAGAAGTCTTTGGCACACAGACAGCCTTCGCAAAGGCAATGGGGATGGGGTATGTGACCATGAGCCTCAAGTTGAACAACAAATCGGAGTGGTCACAGGACGAAATGGAAGCGGCAATGGACTTGCTCCACATCCCTAGGACGAGTGTCAGGACATATTTTTTTACTCATAAAGTTTAGAAAACTAAATGAGGTGAGCGAATGGAATTGTACACAGCAGAGGAATTAGCCAAGATCCTGAAGCTGCACATCAAGACAATCTACAGACTTGGCAGAGAGGGTAAGTTATATCGCGTCAAGGTAGGCAGAGCGGTGAGATTCGCAATGCCGGAAAGGAAAGACAATGTTAAGTGAAAAGTTAAGAAGCAGAACGCTGTTCGAGGACAAGCCCACAGAAGACACAAAGCAGGTGATGGCTCTGAAGTTCCTCGAGGAGTGCGTAGACCACCTCGTCATCCTGATGAAGACCATCGAGAACATGGGCATCATGGAGAGGGAGGACATCGAGGATTATGTGATCGCATACCTCGAAGCATACGAGAAGAGATACTACGCAATGGAAGGGGATGCATTCGATGCATGGCTCTCCGAGACCCTGAGGAGGTAGACATGATAGACGCAGAGAAACTGTTGGACGATCTGGAGCAGCTCAAGGAAGCCTGCGAAGTGATACGCTCCGCTGACGGATGCGACAAGTGTCCGCTGTACGAGGGTTGCCTCGATGTGAATATCCTCAGCGATGTGATAGAGGGTACGAGCGTAGACGAGATCAACGACCTGCTCGCATTCGCAGACGACATCGAGAATCCAATCACGGATGCCGACATCGATGCATACTACGCCGACATGGCGAGAAAGGCAGAGAGGGATGAGTACTACGATTGAGCGAATGGAAAGAGCGAACGACTTCGAGCGAAAGGTCTACGACAAGTTTGGCGACAAGAGGTCGCAGACGGAATATGTTGCAGAGTACCTCGATATGTACGGAAGCATAACAGCCCTCGAAGCATTATCCGCATTCGGATGCTTCAGGCTTGCGGCACGGATAGCTGACCTCCGTGCGGATGGATACAACATCACAACAGATATGGTCAGAGGAAAGAAGTCATATGCAATTTACAGAATGGAGGAAGAAGATGAAGAAGTACAGAGTAACTATTGAACACAGCTATCACAGAATCAGCTTCACGTTCGAGGGGAAGCTTGATGCAAGCGCCTTTGCATGGAAAATGATGGAACAGGCAGACGATGAGATCAAGGTCACGCTCTCGCTGGTCAAGGAAGATGAGGAGGATACCGAAGAATGACATATGAAGACATTGTAAAAGCGAACGCTACCATCAAGATGACGGATGTCGGCAGGGGCAAGGAATATGCGGAAGTTCCGCAGCGTGTCAAGGCTTTCCGAATGCTCCATCCGAATGGTTCGCTTACATCAGAGATTATATCATGCGAAGCCGGAGTTGTCATCATCAAGGCGACAGCGTGTGACGAGAACGGGAACATCCTCGGCACAGGACACGCTTATGAGAAAGAGGGCAACGGCTTCATCAACAAGACAAGCTACATAGAAAACTGCGAGACCTCCGCATGGGGAAGAGCACTCGCCGCCTGCGGGATCATCGGTGGCAACGAAAACGAAGCCGGTTCCATAGCCTCTGCGGAAGAGGTCATGAACGCACAGAAACAGCAACTGAAAATGTCAGAAGACGAGAAGAAGGCAAAGCTGAAGAGTCTGCTCGAAGAAACGCAGAGTGACGTACCGCTGTTCCTCGCATGGTGCGAGAAGAGATTCCAGCGGAAGGTCGAGAGTGTGGACATACTGCTCGACAGAGAATTAGACGAAGCCATCAAGAAAGTAAATTCTAAAAAGGAGAAGAAATAATGGGAATTGAATGCAGCGGAAAGAATTGCAAATTGTGGATCAAGGAGCGCGAGGGCAGAGACGGGAAGTGGTTCTCGTACTCCGTAGGAGTATCCAGCAAGAACGCGGGAGGCGGCTGGACCAACGCTTACCAGGACGTGCGCTTCACCAGGAACGTCAGCCTTCCGAGTGACATCCAGAACGGAACTCTGTTTGACTTCGAGGGCTGGCTGGGCGCGAAGGAAAGCAAGGACAGGGACGGAAGACAGTCGAACAGGGTGATTCTATTTATCAACAAGGCAAGCTTCCAGATGAAAGAGCGCCTGCCGGACGACAGCTTTGAGGCAATAGAAGAAGACATACCATTTTAGAGTGAAGGGGTAAGGTGATAAAGAATGAGACAGACCAAAAGCCTGGTGGATTTACACAGGATGATGTGCGAACGCATCGACGTCACGCTGTACAAGGACATGACGGAAGAAGAGAGGGCTATCGAAAACGAGCAGACCAGACTCTCTCTAAGCATAGCAAAGCAGGCTATCAACAACGGCAAGCTGATCCTGGAATATGAAAAAGCGCTTGCGCAGCAGAAGACGCTGACTAACTCGGTGCTTGCTGACATTATCTATGGTGAACGCTCATGAGGAAATACACCGACGAGCAACTACGGTGGATAGAAGATAACCTTGATGCGGGTGTGTTCAGGAACCAGCGCCATTTCACGGACGTGTTTAACGCATTGTTTGAAACGGATGTAACCTATCCCGCTATGAGCGCGATGCTTTATCTTCGTGGTTGGAGCGTAAAAACAAAGCACAACACGCCTCAATGGACAGAGGAAATGGATGCGTGGTTAAAGGCCAAATACGATGATGTTGGCCCCGACTTTATGGCGATAGCAGACGCTTTTAATCTGGCGTTTTCAACTAGCAAGTCTAACTGCTGTATAGCAAAGCACCTTCAAAGGATGGGGGTTCATGATCCAGCCCCAAAGAAAGGCCTGAAGAACAGGGGCTGCTTTGAAAAGGGCAGGCCTAGTTATAGGGGAGAATTGCCAATAGGAACGATTCGCTACAACAGCGATGGAAGGCCTTTTGTAAAAGTGATGCTTGCTGAAGGCCGGTATGCAGAGTCCAAGGGCAAAGGGCACAACTATCGTGAACCGTTCTGGAAACCGTTGCAAAAGAAGATATGGGAAGACAACTATGGAGAAGTGCCAGAAGGACACATCGTGTGCTGCCTTAGCGGAGATCCTGACGAAAGAGACCCGACTCAGTTGTGTCTTCTCGACAGGCGCGGCATGGCCAGGATGGCCAAGAACGGATGGTGGGACATTGACAATGTCGAGATTACGAGAACTGCAGCGGCCTGGTGCAATTTGTTCTACACCCTACAAGATGCAGAGCGAGGTGCAAGATGAGGCAATACTGCAGGTACTGTGCCCAGGCTTGCGCCCAGACGGAGGATACCGCGTACTGCGATCATCTCGGGGCGATGGTTCGCAAGACGGCACGAAGCGTTAACTGTGACGGTTATGAGTTCTGCAAGGTGGACGCGTTCTATGGGTTCCGGGGACTCGAGCCAGACGACCCGAGATGTTGGTACAAGCCAAGGGACACCATAAAAAGAGATGGAGCACAAATATCATTAGGAGAATACGTGAATGATACTGATAAGAAACATGGACATGCCGAAGACTTGTGCCTCGTGCAGGCTGAAGGATTTCTACCTTAACCTGTGTCTTGCGGCCGGCAGGAGAGTGTCCGTATACGGAATGAATGGCGGGCTCAGCAAACCACGCTGGTGCCCGCTGGTAGAAGTCGAAGAGAACGAAGAGGGGGTGTTGACTTATCGCGGAGAGAAGGATGTTTGCCAAGACGATAGTAACAAGTGATGCATTCCTAGACATGCCGCCTACGGCAAGGTGCTTATACTTCACCCTTGCGATGTTTGCTGACGATGACGGGTTCGTGAATAATCCCAAGTCGATAATGCGTCAGGTAGGCTCATCGACCGATGACATGAACATACTCATAGCGAAGAAATTCGTATTGGCGTTCGACAGCGGAGTGATCGTGATAAAGCATTGGCGTATCCACAATTACATCCGGCAAGACCGCAAACATGAGACCAAATATGCAGAGGAATATGCACAGCTAGAGGTCGATGAGAACAATGCGTATACGAGATGTCAACCAAATGACAACCAACTGCCTGACAAGTGTCATACCGAGGTTAGGTTAGGTAAGGATAGGATAGGTAAGGTTAATAAATATATACCACCTAGTATAGAGGAAGTGCGTGAGTACATCACCGAAAAAGGATACCACGTTGACGCAGAACGCTTCGTAGATTACTACACATCCAACGGATGGATGGTAGGCAGAAACAAGATGAAAGATTGGAAAGCAGCAGTAAGAAACTGGGAGAGAAAGAATGGAAATGACTCTGGAAGAGGCGGTCAGGAACGCGGCCGAGTACGAGCTAGCGCTGGAGGGGGCCAGGGAGAGACTGAGAAAGTCAGGACGGGATTCATCCCTGAGGCGTAAAGCCATATCAGATATCGGTGACGCGAAGATCATGCTCGAATGGTATCACGGTTACGATACGAAGGACAGCTTCGGGAACCCGACACACATTCCAGGTGCAATACAGAAGCTGGCTGGCGTGGCACAGCGTCTCAAAGAGTCATCCAATCTCGGTGCAAGATTCATGAACAGGACCTTCGGGAACTTCGAGGTACGGCGAGACAAGAATGCTTATACGAAGTGTCTCGCCTACTCGAACCGAGAGAACCTGTTCGAGGATAACAGGAACAGCCTGCTCATCTTCGGTGGTTACGGGACCGGCAAGACGCACTTGGCCGCGGCGATAGCAAACGCACTCATCGACAGGAGTATCCCGGTGCTGTTCGGTACATACTCGGACCACCTGGAGCATATCAGAGAAGAGTTTGACCGTAACGCCGAACGACGATATTTGTCGATGATGAAGAACACGCCGATGCTGGTGCTCGATGATGTCGGGAAGGAAAAGCAGACAGACTGGTCGAATCAGATCATGTTCGATGTAGTCAACTTCCGTTACGAGCACAAGCTGCCGTTCATCCTGACCACGAATATGAGCGAGGAGGGGCTCGGCAATTATCTCGGCGGTGCGATCTACTCCAGGATGTGCGAGATGTGTACCGCTGTAACAACGGGAGGAAAGGATTACAGAAAACCATGAACATAGTAATTATACAGGGGCGGCCAACAATGGACCCCGTAATGAGGACGAGCCGACGCACCGGGAAGGTGTTCTGCACGTTCAGGATGGCGATTGAGGGAGCGTACCGAGGACCTGAGACACCACGAGAGACAGACTTTGTCAATGTAGTTGCCTTCGGCAAGGCAGCGAAAGCGCTCCTGGACCACCTTGCAAAGGGTGCATTTATATCCATCAGGGGAGTGTTAAAGAACAGGCCCTGGATAGATCCGATCGGGAACAAACGACAAGAGACCGTCGTAGTGGTCAAGGAATATTTGATCCATGAGTGGATGAAGAAAAGCAATCCGTTCGAGAGTCTTGCTGATGCGAACGGCGATCTCCTGATACCGAGGGAAATCACAGAGAGCTTATTCAGACAGGTGGACGCGGGCGACGAGGACATGCCAGATAACGACGAAAGGAATATGGATGATCTATTTTAAGTATAAAGGTGAGCCGGTTGGCAAGGGCAGGCCAAGGATTACAAGGCGCGGCAACTATGTACACACATACACGCCGGCAAAGACACGGGAGTTTGAGGAGGCTATAAAGTTTGAATTCCTCGCAAGCAATTGCGAGAAGACCCCGGTGTATCCGAAGGACGTACCTATCAGAGTAGACATGACCTTTGCATTCGAGGTGCCGAGGTCATACCCAAAGAAGAAGAGGGCGGCGTGTCTGTCGGGACAGATGCAGATGACCAAGAAGCCGGATGCAGACAACATTGCAAAGAGTGTACTCGATGCCATCTGCGGTCATGCATTCGAGGATGACAGTCAGGTCACCATGCTGTATCTCGAAAAGATATACGCCGAAGAACCATACGTTGAAGTACGGATACATCCGAGAGATTGGGGGAGCGAATGAATAGGATATGTCAGAATTGCGAATGGTCGGAGAAGCTGGACTTCGGATGGAAGTGCCAGCATGGCAGAGATACCACCAACCTGAGGCGTAAATGCGATGGGTTCTGGTGTGCTCCGATAGATAAGGTCGCCGGCACACACCACAGAGAGAGCACCTGCCTTATATGCGGAAAACCTATCTACTCAAAGACGATGGCAGAGACACCTATCTACTGTTACGAGCATAGGGCATATGCCAAGGCAGACGACAAGATAATCGAAGAAGCACCGATGGAGTTGCTCTTCGTACTGATAGCCGAGATATTCCAAAGAGCGAAGGACGACTACATCAATAACACCGATGGGCAGCGGAGTGATGCAGAGGTCTTCATGCGCGGATCATGGGCACAGGAACTATCGTACGAGGGCTTCGACGCAGAGGCAGTATTGGAGGGCTGGCGTGACCTTGCAATCCCTTGGGGACATACTGCTCTCTGAAGCCGGTATACATACCTGCCCAATATGCGGATGCCCATTCACTCCGTACCACAGTAGGCAGAAAACGTGCGGTACGAAAGAGTGCAAGGCAGCGTGGCACAACGAGTATGTCAAAGCGAGAGCGAGGCGTATGCGTATCGAAGACCAAGAGAACTTCCGCAAGATCCATGCCGAGACACAGCGCCGGTACCGGGCAAAGCAGAGAGCCTTGCAGAAGCGCGAAGACTCGCTGAAGGATGTCAATGACCATTGGGAGAGGCAAGCTGAATTTGATAGGAAGATAGCAGAGTACGGACACGAGTACGGCAAGCGATCCGCAGAGAAGGTGCTTGCCACCGTGCCGAAGATAGATGTGACTATGGGAGGAAAGATACATGACGGAATACACGATAAAGACGACACTTCAGGAGGCAGATGATATCGCAAGCGGAGCGAAGAGTTTTATATTCCGAGGAGATACATCCTCATATGGATACGGCGACAGCATCAGCTTCAGGGTATACAAGGGAAAGCAGCTGACACGCCACGCCCTTGAAGACATGAAGTTCCGCATCACCTATGTGAGTGATGCTGCCCCAATTGAGAAGGGATTCAAAGTGCTTGGTATCAGGAGGATATCATGAAGACAGCATTGATAGTGACCATCATCCTGATAGGGCTGTTTGACTATGGGTTGCTGGTCATGGGGTCACACATGGAAGACCGAGAGCATTATGAGTACGAGCGGTGGAAGAAACGACAGAAGAAGGAGCGGAGAGATGAGTAAGTGGGTAAACCTCAACAAGGTGTTGTCCGAACTAAAGCTGGAGTACAAGGACTTCATATATATAGACAAGAACGAAACGGCAGAGCGGATAAAGGCTTTGCCTACCATCGAGCCGAAGCGTGGGGAGTGGATTGTACATGAAGCACGGGCAATGGTAGGCGAGTTAGGCATAGATTTTTACCCGGCAGAATATGTGTGTAGCTGCTGTGGGTTTAAGGAAAGTATGTATTTCATTGACAGAGAGCCTTACAACTATTGCCCAAACTGTGGGACAAAGATGGTGAAAGGGGAGGATAATGGAATTCATAAATAAAAGCAATTTAAAACAACGCATCAATACCGCATTTTGGTCAGAGGTCGAGAACATTATTGAGTCAGCACCAACAATCGACATCGTGCCGTGTAGTGAATGCATATATCCAAAGCAACGTGATGGATTTTATAAGTGCAACTATTCTGTGGTATGGAGAAATGCAACAGATTCGTGTTCATACGGAGAGCGCAAGGACGGTGAAAGATGAGTAAGTACATAGAAGCAAAATGGCTATTGAACTTTTTCGAACCGTATCCTGATGATTATCACACCCCATTAGGGATGATACGGGCGTGCGTGGATGATGCTCCAGCTGTAGACATTGTGCCGTGCAAGGAGTGCAAGCATAAGCTGATATGTAATCATGGTATACAACACACCACACATGAGTCAACATCTGCAACTATATGGTTCAAATCGATTGAGTGGTGTTCATGCGGAGAAAGAGAGGGCGAGTGATGGCTTGTTGCGTATGTGAAAACCTTGAAGCAGGGGATACGTTGTATGTTTTATCGGATTGGGATGGTGGTTTAGGATTTGACTACATTAGAGACATTCAATACTGCCCTGTATGTGGTAGAAAGTTAGCCGAGCAGACGGAAAGAGAGGGCGAGTGATGATTGCGAATAAAGCAGGAATGTCGTTGTTGTACGACACATTAGATAAGTTAGTCGAAAGCGGAGAAATGACAGAGGAAGAAGCAAGAGAGGAATGGAGAGACCTAATATCCGAGCAAGACAATTGCCCCGAATATTATGACCCATCAGCATGGTGGTAGGAGAGTGAGTGATGAAAGGCGAGCGAACTATTGACGATAAGCCGTTCCGATATGGTGGCATCATGCACGACTACGACCGCACATCAGAAGAGTGGGCAGAGCAGATTCCTGAAATGCGTAGATGCTATATCTGCGGTGGCAAGATGCAGAATATCTATTCTCCGTCAGGAACACTGCTCAAAAAGACATATCCGTACATCGGACTGTTCCGCATTACGAAAGGCAAGAATAAAGGCATGGGTAAGTTCCGCATCCTGTGCAGAGCATGTGCCTACGAACTTGGCAGAGGTGTAATCGAAATGGATGGATACACATATACCGACAGACTTGAGTTCAGCGAAAGCAAATTTAAGGACAGTTTAAAGCGTGGTGTTTGTTGGAACTGCAAGCACTTGAAGAAACACAACGGAGAATTAGCGAAATTTGTGTGTGATATTAAGGGAGCGATTGTAACTGACACAAGACTCCGAGAATGCGATGATATGTGGGAATCGGGGCAGACGGAAAGAGAGGGCGAGTGATGAGCAAGGAACTTAATTGTGCGAACTGTTGCATAGGAGACTTCAAGTACAACCTCTGTGATTGTGACAACGGATTCTGTAAAGAGTTTAAAAACATCGGCAAGGAAGAAGATTTCTTCAATGCTGTGATGCAAAGGATAAGACCGCAAGGGGAGTGGAAAGCCAAATCTTTTCACGAAGTCTACTGCGATAATTGCGGATTCACATTTGACATTATGAAGTGCGATTTTCTTGAGAACATGAAATTCTGCCCTAACTGCAGTGCGAAGATGAAAGGAGCAGACGATGAGTAGATACATAAATGCGGATGAGTTAATGAGTTCTATGTATCATGAAGTCTTTGAAACCGATACAGATATGCAAAAGTGGGATAGCGGTTGTTGGATAAGATACAAGATGTTTGAGAACGCTATTGACTCCGCACCAACCATCGATGCAGTGAGCGTGGTCAGATGCAAGGAGTGTAAGCACAGACATACTCCAAATTGCTTTAGAGCATATTTGGAGTATGACATTCAAGAATGGATAGTAGATAGCGGAGATGATAATGACTTTTGCTCATGGGGAGAAAGAGAGGATGAGTGATGAGATTAGAAGAAGCAATAATTCACGCAGAATATGTGGCTGAAAGCAATGAGGATATGGCTAATGTCTATCATACTGACGAGGGAGTGTATCTCCGAGAAGAGTCAAAATGCCGTAAATGTGCGGAAGAACACAGACAACTTGCTGAATGGTTGGTAGAACTTAAAGAACGCAGAGCAAAGGACGAGACACAGACGGAACTGGCGAAAAAAACCCATATATCACCCAGCATGATAAGTTGCTATGAAACCGACAGATATGAGCCGAGATTTTCAGCATTTGAAAGCATTATACACGCTTTGAATTACAGGATAG